TCACCAGTGGCGATGGCGCCGTTGGTGAAGAAGTAGCAAGCGTAGTTACCACCAGAGTTGGTGATGTCGTCGGAGACGATCACACGCAGACCCATGTAGGTGGGGACGCTGTACTCGTTGCTGAAGGAACCAGCAATAGAACCGCCGATGGCGTTAATGGTGCTGGCGCCGGTAGCAGCGGTGCTCAGGCGGGCTTCTGTGTTGGTCACATAGTCAATCGCCTTGCGCTCTACTAAGTCGTAGTAACAGGCGCTATGCATCGCAACGGCAGAAAGCTTGTCGCCTTGATCGCCGAGCTTGGCGCGTGCTTGGGCAACCTGCTTAGGACCCAGTGCGGTCATGCCGCTGGTGTCAAAGCGCAGTGCATCAAAAGCAGGTGAATCAGAGCCAGTCAAGGCACCGAACACACCTTCCAGGCACTTGTACAGGTCAACCTGTTGCTGGTTGGCGACATACTCACCAACTTTGGCGCCAATGGCAGCCATGGGGTCAGCGCCAGCAGCAAGTGCTGCGAGGTCGCGTGACTCAAATGCACGGCCACGGTGCAGGATCACGCCAACTTGCTTGTCAGCAGTGATTTTGCCGGGTGTCAGTGAAGAGCTATCAGATAGCACTTCAAGGTCGCCAGACAGATTGGCCTTGAAAAAAGGTACGTTGACGAAATCACCACCTTCCGTAGCATCCAACTCCGCCATCGGTTGAGCAACACCCGAAGCCAGAAACTGGTTCCGCAGGGTGGATTGCTCAATCACATAGGGAGTAAAAATCTCGGGGATGATGACATCGGAGCGAAGTGTCGCCACGGTGTTTCTCCAAAGAGTGTTGTTTGCGTGGTGGGCGTAACCCAGCGGCTCGGCGTAACCTTGCTGCTAATGCGCACAGCTTAGCGGTTGGCTGCTGCCTTCAATCGATCGTACATATCACGGTCCGTTCTGTATAGCCGTGATTGTTCGGTCAGGTTGAAGTTTTCTGGCGTGAATGGATTCTTCATGCCAGTCATGTCGGCACCGCTACTGCGACCGGCTGGTGCGCCACTGCCCTGTGGCTTGGGTGCTTTTTGCATCCAGGTGGGCAGTGACTTGGCCCATTCAGCAACAGGAGTGCGCTGGTAACCATCGACCACAACGACTGTGCCATCAGGTTCGCGTTCGATTTGATCGCTGGTTAATTTGCTCTTGAGCACATAGTCAGGATCGTGGACGATCTCAGCCAATGCAGTCATGGCAGGCGTCATCAGTTCCAACTCGCGGACGCGGGTTTCTAGTTCACTGATGCGTTGATCCTTTTCGGATGTAGCTGCACGGAACTGCTGCTCCAATGCCTGCCGTGCTTCACCGTACTTGCCTTGCTGTTCAAGTTGCTGTTGCTCGTAGTTGCGTTTGAACTCGATCAACTCATCAACATTGATGCCATCAGGGATAGCAGGTGCCTTGGCTTTGTTTTCCTTGAGCTTGGCAATCAGCTCATAGTTTTTGCGTTCCAGTGCCTCAACGCTGCGTTTGAGAGCATCTGTATCGTCGCCACCAGTCACCGTAGGTTCCTGGATCACATCGTCAGTCATGAAATGCCCGTAGGGTGTTCACGTTCAGTGTATGACAGCTTTGCAGTCGTGGCCAAGCGCGAGTGGAACACACCGATTCGGGAGCCTTGGAACCCGGTAATCAAGGAAGCGCTTCATGGCGTGGACAACCATGTCCGGCTGTATCTAGCCACGGGTGACGCGTGGCACCTAGGGCAAGCAAGCTTGTTGCGTGGCTATGTGGTGGCGCTGAAGGAATGGATCAAACGGCAGGAGATCACCACTTGACCTTGTTTGCCCAAAATGCAGCTGACAACTTGCCCTTAGCGATGTTCTTTGCGTGGCGTGCCTTGAAAGCGTCGCGTCGTGCCTTGTCAGCGTCTGATTCGGTCTTGCGTGGTGGGCTGCCACTGACACCTTGCTGGCCGAAGCGGATCAACTTGACGGTTTCACCATCCTTTGCCAGTACGGCATGGGACTTGTTCGGATGCTTAGGCGTCCGCTTGGGTTGGTTGTACCCGTCAAATTGCTCGCCGCGATAGGTGATCACTTTTTCTTTTTTGGCTTCCGTGGCTTGGCAGTCTTGGCGGCTGCCTTGAATGCCGCTGCACTGGGGCGACCTTCTTCACCACGACGAGCCATGCGCTCATCGCTGCCAGCTTCGATCCGCTTGCGCTTGGCGTTGATGTTGGCGTAAAGACCAGGTTTCTTAGGCATCACTTCATCCCCTTTTTCTTGGCGGGCTTCTTGGCCTTACCTGCTTCGCTTAGCGCGATGGCAATCGCCTGCTTACGGCTTTTTACCTGCGGACCTTTTCCTGGACCCGGTTTGCCGCTTTGCAGGGTGCCCTGCTTGTACTCCCGCATCACCTTCGCCACTTTCTTGTCCGCTTTGGCCATCTTCCTGGGCATGGGTAATACGTTCCGTCTGGCCTAATGGTAGGCCGGACTGATCAACCCACTGGATAGTGCCGTCTTCTACCTTCTGTAGCCGTGCGACTACAACACCATCGCCAACTGCAACCTCAACCCAGTCGGAATGAACGCGACCGTCAAGGTAGTAACGGATCTTAGGGTTCTCCATATCGTTGCTGTAACTGCTTCAACGTTACTTCGCTGCCGTCTTCACGCACCATGCGTGCCAAGGCATCACGCGGGCCAACCTTCTCGGCAATCTTATTAAAGTAGGCGGCACGGGTTGAACCCAGGACTTCGGCCTGATATGCCTTTGGTTGTTGCTTAAGCCACTCGCCGTAGTTCAGGTTGCCAGAAACCGGGCCATCTGCTGATGCACGCCTGCTGGGACCAGTTCCCCAATCCGGCGGTGGGATACCAAGTGCCTGGTAGTCGATGATCGGGATGGTGGTGCTGCGGCAGTTGAAGTGGACAGGTGGTGTCGGGCCATCGCCGTACTTGAACTCCCGGCCGTCAAGTGATCGGCAGATGGCCGAAGTGCGACCGTCAAGCGTGGCGACGTACCTGTACTTGCCGGTGATGTCTGGATTGGCGCGGTAAACCTGCTGACTGGCTTGGTTACTTACGTCCTGCACACTGGTCCGCACGATGGTTAGCACCTGGTTGTTTGCCATCTTGGTCACCTCACCACCAGCCAGAGCACGTTGCCGGACTGACATGGCCTGCTGCCCAAAATCAAGGTTGCCGACCAGCCGTTGTGCGATCTGTGGCGTAGGTTCGCCGGTTAGGACGCCATTACGCACCACTGTGTTGAACATTTGCGCTTGAGACTCAGCGAGACCACGAAATGCCTTCTCAACGATCTGCCCATTGGGCAACGTGATAGCTGCACCTTGACCAGCGGTGAGATTGAAGGCACCAGTCCCAGGCAGTGTGAAATTGATTGCCGTTGGGTCAACGCTGACCACGGTGGCCGCAAAGTTTGGCGCTACCTGCACCGTGCGCACCATCTCCAATGCATCTATCTGGGATGGCAACAGCTCACGCGCATCAGCCACGCCACCACGGATGGCAAGCCGCATCTGATCGGTGATGAACTGGGTTTGCAGTTCGGCTAAGCCTTGCAGTTCACCCGATACCAATGCCGTGCTGGTACCTGCCCAGGTGTCCAGTGATTCCCGCAGTTGGGCCAAGATCACCCGCAGGCGCTGTGCTTGGTAGCTGGCAGGGGACACGATGCCACCACCTGCTGTAGCTACGCCCATGTCAATACGGCGCAGGTCATCCACTGCGCTAAGGATCACGTCGTTGTAGGCCCTCACAACCTGATTAGCCACCGCGTTGCTGTAGCGGTTTAGGTCAATCGCATTGCGGTAAATGTTCGCAACAGGATCGTTGCGGTTGATCCGCCGCTTGAACTGATCAATGTCAAGCAGCCGCTGGGTGACGCCGCCGCTGTAGGTCATGAATCGTTAGTGCTGATGTCCTCAGGGATGCTGTCCTCAACCTGCTGCTGCTGACCGCCAGCCATCTCGATCAACCCGCCGTTTTGCGTGGCCATCAGTTCCTCTTCAACCTCGAAGTCATCACCAAGCACGTCGCCGTTAGCCAGTTGCTCCAGCAGCGTCTTTTGGCTAATCACACCAGCGGTGTAAGTCTGAAGTAAGGCAAGCTGATCGGCTGGCTCAAGACGTGCGCCAACAAAGTCGCGGTTCACGATGCTGTTGCCCACTTGGGTGATGTTCAAATACTCGGCATGGAACCGCAGGCAGTTATCAATCGTGTCCTGCACCTGCTGGGCGATCACCATCATGGTGCTGTCACCTTGGCTGCGGTCGATGCGCTTGGCCTCGGCAGTTTCAGCCGATAGCTTCTGGCCTAAGACAGCGGACAAACCCAACTCGTTGATCTGACCAGCCAGTTGCTCCAGCCGCTTGAACTGCGAGTCGTAAGACTTGCCAGCCGGTTCGATGTACTCGGCGCGGCCATCAGCAGGGAACGCGATCGCTTCACCGGGTCCAGCGCTGACTTCTTCGGCGGATGTGGGGAAGCCGTAGAACGCCAGCATCGGAACGCCGCTGATATGCAGCATGTTGTCCAGGTCGGACTGGATCTGGTACGTCTTGAGGTTCAATTCGGCAATGTCTTCCATCGGCGGGCGTGATTCAAACATGCCGACGCGGTTGGCATAGGCAACGCTGAACGGGATCTCGCTAAGGCTGGTGGTGCCTTCATCAACGATCTCCCAGCTTGCCTTTTCGTTGCGTTGGTGTAGTTCAAACGCACCAGGCGTCAACACCCGGATCTGTTCCACTTGCTTCTCGCCGTACAGACCATCGGCCACCACAATCCGTTCCATCAGCCGCAACTGGGTCAGCTTCTGGGCACCTTCACTCATCTCAGTACGCCAGCCGAGGATGTCCCGTGGCGTGTAGGTCACCCAGTATGGTCGTCCATTTTCACCAGCAGCAGGAGCATCCACAAGGACGCCAGCGTGGCCATAGCGAACCATTTTGCGTCCAAGTTCATAGGTCCAAATGTTGAGGTCGTTGCCTTGTAGGTCTACGTCAAACAGTTGCTCACGCACCACGTCGGACACCTCTTCAAGGCGTACCGGCTTGCGGGTCAACATGCCAGCCAACATCCGCTCCAGGCGCTGGTAGTACGGCGGGCAAACGCTGCGTGCAAGGCGGTTGTCGTATGACTCGTCTTCCTCGCGTGGTTCCTGCGGCAGGTAGCGGCGATGCTTGCGGCGCATCTCGTAGGTGCCGCCCATCAGATCCTCGATCAAGATCCAGTGGGCCTCCATGTTCGCCCAAGCGCTGTTGGGGTCGTTGACTGCCGCAACTTTGCGGGTCAGCTGCATGTTGTATGGGTTGAAGCCGGAATACACGATGCAGCGCCGCTACTTTCTTACAATCTACTGCGGGAGAACGCGGTCGATTGTAATTCGTGCCTGGCCGGTTGAATCGACCTTGATCACTTGGTGTTTGCGTGGCTCGTCACCCTTGGGCTTAAGCGCACGACCGACGGCGGTAACGATGGGGCGGGTCATGCTGCTGCCTCTTCGTCTTCTTCGCCCACGGTCAGGATGTCCAAGGCGATGCGCTGTTGCGTGAGCTGCAACGCGCCAAGCAGTTCGATAGCAGTCAGTTCTTCGGCACTGTCAACGATCAGGTCGTCCAGCGCGTCTAGGAAGGCTTCCATTGGATTGGAGTTGGGCGTGGTCAGCCTACTTCTTTTTGGGCTGCTTGGGCTTAGTTGGACGGAACTTTGGTTTGGGTTTAGCTGGTAGCCCAGCAGCAGCGCGATAAGCACGCATTACCTGATAGTCAAGGCGTTTGCCAACTGATCTTGCACCTTTAACTTCTGCAACAAATTCATTGACATTTGTTGTGGCATATTTGCTAACTCGTCTAGCCATTTTAAGTGAATTAGCGTCAAAATATTGCTGTTTTCCCAACGTTCTGTGCTTTGCATGACCAATTTCATGCCCAATAATTGATTTGGGATTGGCACTTGCAAAAAGTCCTTGTCTGCGGCTATCCAACTGATCTTTTGCTGGATTTTTCCAAAATGGATGAGCTGTATTTATGGTCATCCTTCTGGCGCCGGTTTGCAAATTCATTGACACAGACGCAATATTGCCAGATCTGCTTCGGCTTTTCGTTTCAATCGGCAAATCAGGCATTGATTTTTGCGCTTGTTTGATTGCATTTTGAATATTTGCTTTTTTATCTGTACCGTATCCATGTTTTATTTTTTTGGGTTTTGATATTGCACTTACAGGAAATGCATTAGCATTCATCAGCTTTCCGGGCCTGAATTTAGGTTTTTGCGCAAGCTCGGTTCTTTTGCGATTGCTGATGATTTTTTCTTGAGCCTTGCGCCCTGCAACATAATTTTTCCATTTTTCAGCGGGCATGTCAATTCTTGCAATTTCACGTTCTTTTTTTGTCTTTCCTATTGTTCCAAGTGGTATGCTGCCCATGCGATCTTGACTCATAAGATCAACTCGTTGCCTTTTATTTTTGCTTTTTTGTAAAGGTGTTTTTACCGCCGATTTATTTGCTTTTTGTTTTGCGGGTTTTGCCACTCCAATCTTCCCAGCCGCCGCCGGGTTGCGCTTCACCTTGCCAGCAACAGTGCCGCTTGGCTTGGCCGCTGCGGCCTTGGTGGTCTGCGTGGCCCGCTTATTCCCTGCCGCCGTGCGGAGTCTGCCGCCCCGTGCAGTAGCGCCAACTTTTCCACCGCCACCGCTGCTGCTTCCGCCACTTGCAAAGCGGCCTCGGTTGTCTCGGGAGTAGCGGCGGGCCATGTACTTACCAGATCATTTGCGCAGTCTAGTAGAGCCTGATACCCGTTCCTCTGCCAGCACCAGCGTGTAGTGGGTTGAACTCACGCCAGATGAGATAACCCAGCGCGTCGTTCATGTGGTCGTAGCCAGCATCTTTATCTGGATCGCCTTTCTCGGTGTAACTCTGAAGCTCAAGGCACTCAATGATCTTGACGCATGATGCGGCGATCTTGAGCCTTACTTCCCCTTTGCCATTCTCCAGCAAAGCCTGAACAGCAGCCACCCGATCCCGGACAGGAGGATTAGCCTTAGGTGACTGGTTAGAC